CGACCACCGAGAGACCCGCGACGGCCAGGGTCTTCGCCGAGTCCCCTTCGGTCAAAATGAGCGTACACTTCGCGCTTTGCTGCGTCCCGGCCTTGTTTGCGTCGTCGAGTTTCGGGATACCGGTGATTTTGCTCTTTCGAATGCCCGACGCGTCCGATTTGGCGAGCATTTTCATCTCCCTGAACTTTGAAAGGATCATCAACTCATCGTGGATTCCAGTCTTAAGTACGTTTTTGAAGTACGCCTTCGTCGGTGGTTCAAATTTGGAACCGAATTCGGAAACCTTGGACGTGCACTCGCTTTTAACTTGCGACGAGAAAGTTGGATTCTCGAGCGTTGCTCTCACGAAGATCCAAAATGTGCTTTTTACCTGTTGAGGTTTGAGCTGTACTTTTTTCGATAATTCGGAGATGACACCCGCTGCGATGACAGACGTCACGTGATCCACGTGGGTTCCACCTTTCGTGGTCGAGATACCATTGACGAACGACACCTGTTCGAAACTGGAATCGGACGACGGGCCTATGGACACCGTCCATCGATCCGTGACCACCGTGAGCATCTTTTCCAATCCGGTGTGCATCTTTGCGAACCGTTCGAATGTAAGCGCCGGTATTGCCTGTCCAGCCCATTTGATTCTGCATTGAGTCGACGTGCACACCGCGGCGTCCCACGCACGTTTCCGAAACACTTCGACGATTGCGGAGTCGATCCCATCCATGCAGAAACGTTTCCAGTCCGGCGTGAACGTCACGCATACAGACGCCGTCGCACCGGCGTACGGTTTGACATTCGGTTCACTTCGAACGGACATGTTCTGACTCCATTTCTGCGTATACATGACTTTGTTCACGGGGTCTTTTATCTTTACGGAGAAGTCCTGCGAATAAATATTCGCTAATTTTGCTCCGTAGCCATTTCTACCACCGGTGACTCGTTTTTGTGAATCATCGTAATTAGTAGATGTCAAAAGATGACCAAAGACGAGCTCCGGGTCGTATACGTTTTCCCTGTCGTTGATCGCGACGGAGACGCCGCCGAGCGGCCCGTTGTTTTCTATGCTTATCGCTCCCGTCGCAGTGTCGACGTCGACCTTGATCGACGTGACTTCTTTCGGGAATATGGAATTGCGATCGATCGCGTTTACCAGCACTTCATCGAAGATTTTCAGAAGCCCGGGTGAGTATCTCACGCTGCGCTTTTCGAACCTCGTCTCGTCGGCATTGAGCAGCCAATACTCCTCGGTCACGAGCGACGTGGATCCGACGTACGAGTCGGGTCGTTTGAGTACGTGCTCGACGTGGGATAACTTCTCGACAATCTCCTTCATCGCGTCAAGCAATGGGCACGCCGCGGTACTCGCGCGAGATATTTCTTTTCAAGTACGCGACGTACGATTGAAGATCGAACACGGAGATGGCTTTTGATTTGGGTGATCGCATTTTCCTGAAACCAGCCTGTATATCTCGTAATATAGATGGATTTACCACTAATCGAATATCGTTCTCAAAACATGATCTACAGACCCGCCGACACTTCGTACCAACCACTCGGATATAGCTTATATTATCAGCAAAATACATGGGTTGAATTCGCCAATATTTATCGAATAGATAGTGTTCATAGCTATCTTTACACGAAACCGTGATGTCCAGCGGTGCTCGACAAAACAGACACGTGCCGAACCAAAATATCTTCATACGTCGATCGCGTCTAACGCCTTTAAATCTATTCTATCATCTTCATCACAGGACGGCGCGCGATCATGTTCCTAACGTCGTCATGCGTGACTGTCACGTGTGGACGAGTTCCGAAGACGTATGACGACATAAAGAGAAAGTTAAAACGCGATACGCTCGCGTGTGGAATCGGGCTCAGTGCACTGCATTCGACGCTGAATGGGATCACCGGTGGGGCATCCTCCATCGTTGGAACAGCGGCGAGTGTCGCATACGTCGATATGCTCGGTCAATACGTCGATCGGATCGAAGAGGCACCGTCTCAAAAGCATTTACTCGTGCCCGTGGGTACGGCTGTTTTTGAGATGGTCTGCAATAACGCAGGGCTTCTCCCGTTCGAGTTCAATTACACTGAGACTTTGCTGTGTTTTTTCAGCTATAAAATTGCACTGTTTGTCATGGCATATCGGGCACTGAACGACGACGAGGCCGACTAAGCAGTCGCGGTCGCGGTCTCGCTCTTTTTCGTGGTCTTTTTCGCGGTCGCCGACGCTGTTGACGTGGTCTTTTTCGTGCCGACGCACTTGCACTTGCATTCACCGGCTGGACCGGCGGGACCGGCTGGACCGGCGGGACCGGCTGGACCGGGTGGACCTCGGACCGAAGAGCTCGCGCCTTTACTCAACGTCCCACCGAGTTCCTCGGCCATGGCGGAAATGATCGACATGAGTCTCTCTTTATCGATTCGATTCGACGCCTGTTCCTGCTGAATGAGTTCGACGATCTTTTCAATAGCCATCGTGTTTTTATACTTAAAGAAGAAAATTTATTTTCCAGAAAAACGAGTCGGCGATGATTTTCATAGGCCCGACTCTCCTTTCCGGTATCGGACAGCATTGTTACAAATACATATCGCTATTCCCTGGGGCCGAGTATTACCAATTCGGCCAGGACATTCCAGATAATACCGACCACGCGTTCATCTTCGTCATCCCCATCCAATCGACGCTGGCACACATCCCTGAAATCAAGGCAAAATGTAAGAAAGTCACGTGCATGACCGTGTGCGAGACGGACCCGGTGCATCCGGATTACGCCCTGATATGTGCACATTTCGACCGAATCGCCGTTCCGAGCGAATTTTGTCGCGACGTGCTCTCGAGACAATTTCCACAAACGCAGTTCTATGTCATTCACGCACACATTCCGGAGCGCCCGTACACGTTCTATCACATCGGAAACGTCGCCGACGACCGAAAGCAATTCAATGCGATCCTCGAAGCATTCGTGCGCCTTAACAAACCCGACGCACGCCTCCTCGTCAAGGCGACGTGTAACCGACCCGTGGAGATCAAACTTCCGAACGTTGAGGTCATCAACGGTCTGGTCAGTGATCGCGACATGGACATCATTCACGGACTGGGTGATTGCTACGTCGCATTTTCGAAATCAGAGGGAGTTGGAATGGGTGCGGTCGAGGCCGCCGTGCGCGATAAACCCGTGATTACGACGGCGTTCGGTGGGTCGAGTGAATACATTCGTACGCCGTACATGATCGAATGTGAGCGCCAGGAGCTGGTGAAGGATGACTTTTTATTCAAAGCAGGCACCACGTGGGGCAAACCGAATGTTGACCAACTCTTGGCATTCATGACCGACGCATATGAAAAACGATTACAGTACATGGATCACACGCACACGAAACGTCTCGTGGGGCGATCGAACGTTTTACGCGAGTTCCTCGTTGATGTAGAAAGTCGCGGCGACGATGACCCCTATCAAAATTGCCCCTGACGAGACGCTGCCCCCCTGCGCGATGACGTGCATGACGAGATCGTCGATAAGATCGACACCTGTCGGTTTTTTGGCCACGCGCGGGATCGTGGACGCGATCGCAATATACAGGGCCATCGAGATGATGACGGGACGTAGACTCTCGGCATCTAGAAACATTGTTTGATACTACATATTTACAAGATTTTAATCGTTCGCTTCGCCTTCATGTACGCGATACTCAGCGCGCACGTCCTGTAGCGCCACATCGCGTTCGCATATCGAAAGATCTTTGCGCGCAACGCGTCCTCGTTGAGCCCGGCGTCGCGCACGTACACCGAATATGCTTCGTTGAGATATTTCATCCACATTTCGTCTCGGACGATTTTCTTTATAAAAGCCATAGCCCTTCCTTCTTACCGTGCATTCGCGATTACCTTTTAAACCAGAATTCGGTCGGGTCGTGACCAATCCGCATGATTGAATCTTCGATCTCATCTAACTCGTGCCATGTCGCCGCGGACCGCGTATGCACGGGTTCATCGAGAAGTTCGCGATATCGAAGTTCGAGACGAACGTTTCGAACGACGGGCTCGATAGGAGCGAAAATAGGCCGTGAGAAGATGTCCTCGTAGACGCGGCGCCGTATTTCATCGCATCGCGTTTTTCGCATGTACACGGCGATATCGGCGACCGTCGTCAACATCTCACCTGAGACACACACTGAAAAAAAATCCCAACTTTTATCAAGATGCGCGTTGAATTGACGCCAAGTCCGAGACGCACGAAAAAGTTCCGCGTGACTTTTAGTGATGGCGACCACGTCGACTTTGGCGCAACGGGATACTCGAATTACACGAAACACGGGGACGCCGCTCGTATGCGATCGTATGTGCGGCGCCACGGGGGCGATATACCGTCCAACCTCGAAAAAACGTCGGACGCTAGAAAAATCCACGCGGAAATGCTAAAAGTTGATTCGAGCCCGATCGAAAATTGGTCACGTTCGGGTGTTCGGACGGCTGGATTTTGGAGTCGCTGGCTGCTATGGTCGATGCCGACGCTCGAGAAAGCCAAGCGCCACGTGACGCGTCGATTCGGGATCCGGTTTGAGCTCGACGACGACGAGCTTCGATCCGAAATAGCGCGGCTGCGGAAAACGCACGGTCGAGTGTACGCGCCGTTAAAGTACTTTCGAGGTCTCGCGACATCGCGTGACGTCGAAGCGCGATATAAAAAGATGCTCAAGTCTGATGATTATAAACCATTCAAAACGAACGCCCGCGCACGGGCGACTCGCGCGTCGAGTTACACGAGTCGATTCAAGAAGAAATTTCCAGGTGTTGGTGGTAACCTGAGCGACATCGCACGAGCGACGGGAATTCCTCGCGTCACTCTACAGACGGTGTACGACAGAGGCCTCGCGGCGTGGCGAACGGGGCACAGGCCTGGTGCGAGTCCGCAGGCGTGGGCATACGCACGAGTACACTCGTACGTCCTGCGCGGAAAAACGTTTCACACGGCAAACGCGAATCTCCACCGGAAAACGCGGAGGTAAATTTCCGTGATCTTTTTCATAGTTCAATACAGATGAACAAGATCGCGATCGATCTCGACGAAGTGCTCGTCCCGTTTCTCAGGCCGCTCGCGCAGTTTCATAATCGTAAACTCCCACCCGGTAAATACCCGTACATATTTCGCGATGTTTTCGAATGCACCGAGGGAGAATCACAGGACATGATCAATTCGTTTTACAAGAGCCAGGAATTGATGCTTGTACAGCCAATCGAATCCGCACAACTCGCGATGCAAAGTTTTCGCCGGCAATTGGACAAAATGTACATCGTCACCGGGAGACAAGACATCGCGCGCGACCAGACGGAACGGTGGATCGAAATGTACTTCCCGGGCGTGTTCGATGACGTTATACTCACGAATTCGTTCACACCGAACGAAATTCCGAAAGTTGATATCTGTCGCGCGCTCTCGATCGGGTGTATCATCGATGATAACATCGACACATGCCTTCAGTGTCAACGGGCCGGTATCTTGGCTGCGAATTTCGTCGGCGAACACACGTATCCGTGGTGCGAAGACTCAGACATTGCGATTCACGGGTGGCGAGACCGCGAATTTAGCCCGCATTTATTTTAACCGTTCATATCAGAGATGCTCGTGACCTTCATACTCATCGTCGTCGTCGCGTGTGTAATCGCCGGTAGTAGCAAACACAAACAAAAGAATTTCATCGACAAAATGATTCGTCAGAGCGCCCGGTACGCGACGGCTGCGCAACAGGACGAATCACCGCTCGTCGCCGTACTTCACGCGAACTACTCGGCTGCGTATTTTTATGCCCTGACTGACATCGCGAGCTACAATGAGATTCACAACGCCACCGGGATCGATGTGAAGACGTTCCGGGACCATCTGCTGCGTGTTCAGGACGAGACGACGCGAAAAATGGTCGAGGCGTGTCCCCAATTTCGCGGTCAAATCGATCTTTTCCTAGCGACCATCGCGGGTGAAGCATAAAATCTTAGCTAATAATAAAACAGAGATGGTGCGGGCTGACGACGTGTTTTTTGAGTATGCGAACGTCATCGATACCTTCAAGGGTCACGTGGCGCTGGTGAAAAAAGTGCGCGACGCGACCGTGCGACAAATTCGCGAAGTCGAACGCGCGAAAAAGGCCGCGGCAAAACGTAAAGCACCGCGACCGACGAATATGAATTGGGAACCGGTACCGGAAGATCTCAGTGCCAAAAAACGCGCGAAAGAAAACATGGAAAAACGAAGACGCGCGGACGATGAGAAACGACGCCGGGCCGAGCTCGCGCGGTTTAACTCGAAGGACCCTCGCGTCGTGCTCGGTGTTTCCGCGAGCGCGACGAAGCAAAACATCAAAAAGGCGTATCACAAGTTAGCTTTGAAACAGCATCCGAACAAGGGTGGCGATTCAAACATCTTTCGAAAAATCAAAGATGCATACAATAAACTCATTCAGTAGTCAACTGCCTACACGAAATTTCACGCCGCGACGACTTGATATCGATACGGCGCGCGCGAACGCGAACGCGTCATCATTATTCGACGCGACAGCGAATACAAACAAATGGATTCTGATACCGTCATCACCGAATCCGAGATGACGATACCGGCTTCACTCGGACCAATCGCCGATTCTGTCACTCTGTCTCAGAGAGGCTGTTCGAAATGTAGATACAATTCGAACGGCTGTGCACGCTGTACCCCCGGGTTTCGACCACTCACAGGCCGCGGTAAAGGCGGCAAAGGCCTCGGTAAAGGCGGGTTCAAACGACACAGGAAATTCCTCCGCAATAACATCCAGGGAATCACAAAACCCGCGATTCGCCGGCTGGCGCGCCGGGGAGGTGTCAAACGCATCTCGGGGCTCATGTACGATGAAACCCGGGGTGTGCTCAAGGTATTTTTAGAAAACGTCATTCGCGATGCCGTCGTGTACACTGATCACGCGCGACGAAAAACCGTGTCCGTCAACGACGTACTCTACGCACTTAAAAGACGAGGCTCCGCTCTCTATTTTTGATGTAATTTTATTTACTTATTTTGGACACGTGACCTCATCCGGACGCAAATCGCTGAACGTACAACCGACGACGTGGATGTTATCGCCCGGATTCACCGTGTGTTTCGCCTTGATGTCTTTATACCCGAAACACGTCTTTTTGTATTTCGCATTGGGGTGCGCGTTGTTTCTGTATCCCCACGCGGGGTAACCCTTACCCGAGGCCCATTTTTGACAAGCGACGGGGTTCGTGACATTACGAGGACCTTCTGAGCCCCACGTGTACGTTCCCTTCTTCGCGTAATAGCCTTGAACTGCGCTCAATCCAGGGTATGGCATCTTCGGTGGACAAATCGTTTGATCCGGGCGCAAATCACTGAATGTACAACCGACCGTGTGAACGCTATCGGCGTGTTTACTCAAATGTTTCGCTTTCACTGTTTTATATCCGAAACACGTGTTTCTGTATTTTTTATTGCCGTACTTCTCGTTCGCGTGACCCCATGCCGCGAGACCCTTCGAGGCGGCCCACTGCTGACACTTCTTCCTATTGGCCGTGTTAACCCCACTCGGCCCCCAGCCACCCCAAACCGTAGTTCCTTTCGTTTTCCAAGTTCCCGGTGAAGCGTTTAATCCAATGTACGTACCAACGATTTCCTGTCCCATCTTGACTTTCGCGTTTAACATCTTTTTAAGATCTAACACGGCCTTAGCTTTCGCCTTGGCGTCGGCGATAGCCTTGTTAGCCCTGGCCTGAGCAACCTTGACCTTGGCATTCGCGGCAGCGGCTGCCTTTTTCTTGGCTTCGGCGAGCTTTTTGGCGTCTGCGGAACGCGTCGCGATTGCTTTTTTCATCGCGGCATCGGCTTCCTTTTTCTTTTTGTCGGCATCGGCCTTCACTTTAGCCGCGTCGGCTTTCAATTTATTCGCGGTCCGGACGCTCGCACCGGCTTCGTTGAGTTGCTTTTTAAGTGAATCCTGAGAAGCTTTGAGTTTAGCCTTTTCCTGTTCGACAGACAAATTAGCTTTCTGAATCTGCGCGGCGGTATCGGCCTGGAGTTTTCGGAGTTTCTCGTCGGCTTCGGCCTCTTTAGTACTCATCGTGTAATAGAAATACCCGAC